GAATGTTCCAGAATTGCCAATACCCCGCCATACCTTGTGGGTGTTGCTACTGGCGCGTATTCATACCAGTCAAGCCAACAGGCCCGCGCTGACCTGTACCTGTTTGGCGTGAAACTATATGCAGATGCCATTGCTGGTGCGTTGTCAATGGATAATGTTTTACCGCGCGGAACGTATGTCGAATTTGATGCTGATGAATACCTAGAGGAAAATTTTATGGCAGACAAAATGGACAGCACAGAAACCGTTATTGAGGAAAACACACAAGAGGAGTTAGCAAACCGATGATCAAACTTATTGCAGGCGATTTCACGCTAGATGCAGCGCAAGGCGAACAGCCGCGCCGTTCAATTTCTGGAACCGCGGTTCCCTATAACGTTCCCGCCCGCGTGAGCGATGGAACAGAGGTTATTTTTCGCCCAGGTTCCCTACCTGTTGAAGGCAAGGCACCGCGCCTGTTTATGTACCATGACGCATCAATGCCCGTTGGCGTTGTCACAGAGCGCGTGGACACCGAACAGGGAATGATGTTTACAGCCAAAATCAGCGCCACATCATTGGGCAATGACGCGCTGGTAATGGCCGCAGACGGCACCATTGACCAGGTAAGCGTTGGCGTGAACCCAACCAAGTTTTCCTACGATGAGGCAGGAACCATGATCATCGAAGCAGCCGAATGGCAGGAACTAAGCCTGGTTCCAATCGGCGCATTTGGTGATATGGCTAACATCTCACAAGTGGCTGCAAGTATCCACCAAGAGCCAGAGGAAATCAGCAATACTGAAACACAGGAACCAATTGAAAAGGAAACAGACATGTCCGAAGCAGTAGCACCAGCAGTTGAAGCAACAATTCCAACCGCGCCAATTTTCGCACAAGCCAAAAAAGAATTTGCATTGCCAACAGCAGGCGAATACATGGCCGCCTACCACATCGGTGGTGACACTTTTGCAAACATCAACAAAGCAGTTTCGGAATACACCGCATCAAAGCGAACCGCATTGCAAGCAGCAGCGGGCGATGTTCTCACCACGGACACACCAGGTTTGCTACCTGTTCCAGTACTTGGGCCATTGGTTCAAGACTTGAACTTCTTGCGTCCAGTAGTTGATGCAGTAGGCGCCCGCGCTTACCCAGATAGCGGACAATCAAAGACCTTTATTCGTCCAACCATCACCACGCACACCAGCGTTGCATCACAATCAGAATTGGGTTCAGCATCAGCAACAACGATGGTGATCGCATCTAACTCAATCAGCAAGACCACACTTGCTGGTCAAGTAACGCTGTCTGTTCAGGACATTGACTTCACTTCACCTGCAGCAATGCAATTGATCTTGAATGACCTCATGGGCGAATACATGATTGCTTCTGACAACAAAGCAGCAGACGATTTGCTCACCGCAGCAAACTCATCTGGTGTTTGGGACGGAACAGTTGCCGACTTGCTCAAATCTGTTTATGACAGCGCAGTTGACATTTCAACAAACCGCAACTGGACACCAACCCACATGTTCGTAAGCCCAGACGTATGGGGTCAACTTGGACAGTTAGCAGACACCACAGGCCGCCCTGTGTTCCCATTTATCGGTGCAGGCCTAACGGGCCAAAACGCACTTGGAAACGCAAGCGCATCATCATGGAACGGCAACCCATTGGGCTTGCAGTTGGTAGTTGACAGCAACTTTGCTGCAAAGACCATGATCATCACCCGCGTTGGTCAAGGTGCTGGCGATGCCTTTGAATTCTACGAAAGTATTCGTGGCCTGATGAGCGTTGAACAGCCTTCAGTTTTGGGACGCAATATGTCATTCCACGGCTATGTTTCAACCTTCGCAGCAATTGGTGGAATGATCCGCAAGATCACCCAGGCCTAGTAGAAAGGCGGCCTAACCCGCCATGGCTACTTACACAGTCACCAACAAATATCTGGTTGACAACTACGCAGTCCTGCAATTACTCACCCCAAATGAAATTGCAGTTGGCCAGTCCATCACCGTGGCAGGTGTTGATGCAACGTTCAACGGTACTTATTCCGTTTATGCGTTGCCACAATATCTGTTCATGGGTGTGGACACCGAAGGCGATTTGTTGTTTGATTACCAGGTACCAATTGAAAATCAGGTGTTGTTTGCGAAAACGGCAGCCGATGTTATGCGCGTTGCATCGTCAGGAACCATTGTTTACAACCCTGTATGCACATGGATTACGGCAGGAAACATTGAGGATTGGCTAGGTATCGGAACCGCTACCGCAGCAGACACCACATTTCTAACGCAATGCGCCAGCGCTGCAAACGCTTATTGTTACCGCAAAAGATTAGAAAGCGGATACATCGATAGTTTGACCACCAGCCCGTCAGGTGACGTGACGCTGGGGACAATCCAATACGGTGGCGCGCTATACCGCCAACGCGGATCAATTGATGTGTTTGCATCATTCAGCGAAATGGGCACCGCACCAACTACAGGCCTGTCCCCAATCATCAAACAATTGCTAGGTATTCAACGCCCGCAGGTGGCCTGATGCCCGTTGCATACACAGACCTGTTCAATGAGGCGTTGGACGATCTGAAAACTAAACTGGAAACCATCACAGGTTTGCAAGTAGTGACAGATCCCCGAAACCTTGTTCCACCATGCGCCTTTATTGGTGCCTGCTCATTCGAAGCATGGAACTACAACATTGTCAAAATTAGTTGGCCAGTACAGATCATTTCAATGGGGCCATCAAACCTTGACGCAATGCGAAACCTTTTGAACCTAAGCGCGCTAGTGCTGGCAGGCGTTGGATCTGTTACCGCTGGCCGTCCAACTACCCTTGACGTTGGTGGTGTGATGTTGCCGTGCTACGAATTGACCGTTATGCAACAGGCGCAAACAGCATGAAATATGTGATCATTTCCCCACGTCTAGGAACGCCAGGTGACGAATTTGACCCAGGTGATAGCAACGTGGATCACCTGTTGGCTGGTGGGTTTATTAGACAATCCACCGACAAGCCATCAAAACCATCTAAAGTAAAAACCAAACCTAAGGAGTAGAAACCACATGGCAACCAGCACCCAGTTGAGCAATCCAAAAGTCCAAATTGGCGCAGCCATTGGATCCCTAGTTGATCTAACTGATCAGGCAACATCTGCAACATTGACGCGCACAGTCGAAGCGCTAGAGGACACCGCATTTGGAACAGGATCACGCACCTATACAGGCGGACTAGAGAACAACGAATTGACCGTCACAATGTTCATGTCATATGCGGCAGCAGAAACTTATGCCAGCCTCAAAGATTTAGTGGGCACAAAATGCACCGTACAGGTAAACCCTGCATACGGTTCAGGTGACAGCGCTACCAACCCAGGGTTTGTTTTGACAAACACCTATTTGGAAAGCCTGCCAGTTATCAATTCATCTTTAGGCGAATTGGCAACAGTTGATTTGACGTTCACAGGTGGCGTTTACAGCGTTGACGTGACAGCCTAAATTTCAATAAACCAAACCAGACGGAAGGATTGAAATGAAAATTAAACTACGCATCACCCTGAACGAAAACACCCCACCGCGCGATGTAACCACAAACCTGTTGGTGATCAGCGAATGGGAAAAATCAGAGAACCGCAAAGTGTCAGACGGACGCGGTATTGGCGTGAACGACATGGTTTGCTGGGCGTTCCATCTTTACAAACTGGCGGGCGAAACTATGCCAGCCACATGGTCTGAATGGTTGAAACAAAACCCAGACATGGACATTGAAGCGGTGGATCAAACAAACCCAAACCCTACGGACGCGGCACCTACCGCCGCCAACTAGCAGAGGTTCTAGTAGCGGTCGGTTGGTGGCCGCCACACATCGAATTTGACACCCAAGATTTGCAAACAGTCATTACTGTGTTGAATAAGCAAAACAAGGGAAAACGATGAGCGCCACGGCACAGATTGAGGTTTACGGGTTGAAAGAGGCGCTGAAAGAATTGCGCAATGTTGACCCTGATTTACGCAAGAGAATAAACAAAGAGGCGAAGGAACTAGCCAAACCTGCCATTGATGATGCAAAGGCCAGTTACCCACAGCGCCTGTTGTCTGGTATGGAACGCTCATGGACACAGCGGGGAAATCAAAAATTCCCGTACAGCCAACAGAAAGCCCAGCGCGGTGTTGGTGTCAAAGTAGATGTGAGCAAACGCAATTCCAGCACCATCAGCATCATTCAAAAAGACCCAGCGGCGGCCATCATTGACATGGCAGGCAAAAAGGGTGGATCTAACGCCCAGGGCGCAAATTTCATTTCAGCCCTAACGTTGCAGTTTGGTTTGCCTTCACGCGTCATGTGGCCTGCCTATGACCGCAATGCGGGCGCTGTGGAACAAAACATGGTTGAATTGGTGGAACGCGTAATGGACGCTGTCAATAGAAACCTGGTGATGTAATGGCAATCAAAATTCCGATCATTAGCGAATTTGACAGCAAGGGTTTGGACAAAGCCCTAAAGGAATTTCAGAGCCTTGAAGGCGCTGGCGCTAAAGCAGGGTTTGCTATCAAAAAGGCCGCGCTACCTGCTGCCGCCGCAATTGGCGGATTGGCCGTTGCATTAGGTTCAGCAACTAAAGCAGCAATGGAAGATGAGGCCGCGCAAGTCGAATTGGCGCGCACCCTAAACATTTCGGCTAGCGCTACTGATGCACAGGTTGCAGCAACCGAAAACATGATTAGCAAAATGTCATTGGCTAGCGGTATTGCGGACGATGATTTACGCCCTGCCCTAGCGAACCTGGTACGCGGTACCAAAGACATTGGCAAAGCCCAAGAGGGTTTGAGCCTGGCAATGGACATTTCCACGGCCACAGGCAAAGATTTAGCCACAGTTTCGGACGCGCTAGCAAAAGCCTACGGCGGAAACATGAAAGGCCTAAAAGCGCTTTCACCAGAAATGGCCACGCTGATCAAAGAGGGTGCAGACCTCAACACCGTGATGGACGTGCTGGGCGGAACGTTTGGTGGTGCAACAGCCGAAGCGGCAGGAACCGCCGAAGGCCAGATGAAACGATTTGGAATAGCAATTGCCGAAGCAAAAGAAAACATTGGCGCTGCATTGATCCCTGTTGTTGAAAAGGTGTTGCCGTTGCTGACCGCAATGGGTGCATGGGCACAGGAAAACACCACCACGTTTCTGGTTATCGCTGGGGCCATTGGTGGCATCGCAGCAGCAATTCTGGTGGCAAACGCAGCAATCAAGGTTTATACGCTCTACACACAACTAGCAGCCGCCGCCAATTTCCTTTTGAACGCCGCGCTAATGGCTAACCCAATCACCCTTGTGATCATTGCTGTAGTTGCTTTGATAGCCATTTTGACCGCGCTGTATTTCAAATTCGATGGTGTCCGCAAAATCGTTGACACAGTATTTGATGCAATAACCACAGGTGTCAAATTTAGTTTTGACGCAATCAAAACCTATTTCACCGCCGTCCTAAATATTTATAAATCAATTTTCAATGGCATCGCCAGCCTGTGGAATAACACCATTGGCAAACTGTCATTTAGTTTTCCGTCATGGGTTCCAGGTTTAGGCGGTAAAGGGTTTAGCGTTCCCAACATTCCAATGCTGGCAGAGGGCGGAATTGTTACAGGCCCAACGCTGGCCATGATCGGTGAGGCAGGCCCAGAGGCCGTTATCCCGTTATCAAAGATGGGTGGCATGGGTGGCGGTATTACCGTCAACGTGAACGGCGGGCTAGCCACTAGTGCTGAAATTGGGCAGGCTGTGGTCAACGCAATACGCGCCTATAACCGCAGCGCTGGCCCAGCAAACATTCAGGTGGCGTGATGCCAGGCGTTGCAGTAATTGACAGCGGAAATTATGACCTGCAAGTAGCCACAGGGTTTTCCATCAACGCGTTCACATTGGACGATCCAACCCGCGGTGTGCTGGACAATACCCAATACGTTTTGGACGGTGAAGGCGAATTTGCCAGCGTCATGGACGGTTGTATCGGCATATCGGTCAAGCGCGGACGGCGTGATGTTGGTGACCAATTCAGCGCGGGCACAATGTCATTTACATTGAACGACACATTGGCGGGCGGGGTGTTCAATCCGTTTGATGAAAATAGCCCATATTGGGACACCGCAGAAGCAAAGCCTGGATTAGCGCCAATGCGTCAGGTGCGCCTCATTCGATA